GGCCGCTGCGCGTATTGCGGCAGGGTGATTGCCTACAAGGATATGCAGGTCGATCATTTCCGACCGCTGCGGGTGTGGGACGAAGCGGACGGCGCGGCAGATGACCCACACCCGCAGCGGTCGGAAATGATCGACCTGCATATCCTTGTAGGCAATCACCCTGCCGCAATACGCGCAGCGGCCATTGCCGAGATCCCCCGCAAGCTGCGCGGCGACTATATTTATAAAATTGGCGTGGCTTATGGGAACGTCGTTGAAAACGAAAAGCCGATTGAGTTTTTCTTTGAAACCGAGGAGGCAAAAACCAGCCCCGGAGCTGCCATAATGAGCCCGGAAGATATGGCCCATTATTTGATGGATCTTTGCCATTGCCGTTTGGCGGCCGGGAAAGGCTGCCCGGGCTGCCCATTTGATAAACCGACCAGCAACAACGGGGATGGAGAGTGCCGTTTGTACGTTCCTGACGATTGGGATTTTTGAGGAGGCGAAAAAATGAACATGGAAGAAACAGCCGTTCTTTTGAGCATCCGCCCGGAGTGGTGCCAAAAGATTTTTCGCGGAGAAAAGACCATGGAGATCCGCAAGAGCTTCCCAAAGGACTTCCAGGGCCAGCCCTTTAAGTGCTTTATTTATTGCACAAAAGGGCAAAACGCTGGATTCCGGCTAGAGCCTGACGGAGGCTTGATGCGGCTGGATGGGACCGTCATTGGGGAGTTTACCTGTGATCGCGTGTATGAAATCGCCCCGCTGAACCATGCACCGGACGACCTGGAAGCCCAGGCCTGCATGGACCGGGACCAGATCTGGGAATACACGCACGGCAAAGGCTATGCTTGGCACATTACCGCGTTGAAGACGTATAAAACACCGCTTGACCTGGCGGCTTTTCACCTTCGCTGCGAAAACGCCTTGCGCTGGTGCAATAACGGCGGCTGTGCAATGCACATTGAACACCCTGCAAACGGGAACTGCTGCGGGAATTACGCCTTGCAGCTTAACAGACCGCCGCAAAGCTGGTGCTATGTGGTGGGCCCTGGCGAGTGCCACAAGGAGCTCCAGGAACAGGTAAAGGCCACACTGGGCAGGCTTTACCCGAAAAAGAAGATCTCCGACATTCTGCCGAAGCCTGAAATTTTGGGCCAGCTTGCGGAAGAACTGGCGGAGGCTTCCGCGGCTGCGTCGAAGCTGCGCCGCAAAATTGATGGCAAGAACCCGACGCCGAAGACCTTAGAAGAGTGCTGGGAGGACCTGAAAAAGGAAATCGGCGACGTTATGAACTCCATTGATGCCCTTACAGAGCAAGACCCGCAGAACTACCACGAGTTTATGAGCGAGTGCGGCGAGTATGCAGAGCCGAAAATGGAACGCTGGCTTTACCGCCTGACCGAGCAGGAGGGGAAACCGTGAAAAAGAACTCCGTTATTCCCACGCCCTGCCCAAAGTGTGGCAGCCCGCTGATTATTGAGGCGACGCCCGCAGACGGCGGCCCGAAAGAAATCTTCTGCGCCCTGTGCAAATTCCACGCGGAGAGCGTGGAGGCGTGGAACGCGCAGTACAAGAGAAAGGAACACACATGAAAAAGAAAACCGTTCTTGTCCACCCCTGCCCGAAATGCGGAAGCAACTTCCTGGCGCACGGGAAGCCCTACGGCTGCACAACACCCCGGATTCTTGCCTGGCTTGGCAGCCTGCACGGCGTTATATGCGTTTCGTGCGGCCACTATGCGCCGACTGTGAAAGCCTGGAACAGGGAATGGGAGAAGAAAAAATGAGTAGTGAAGGTATTTGGAAGGCTGCCGCCTGGCTGGCGTCTGCTGCTGTGGCCGTTGCCTGCATCCTGAAAACCGGGAACGCGGACTTTTTGCAGATTCTTGCCTTTCCGTTTTTTGTTTGCATTTTGACTTGAAGGAGGCGGCGACAATGCCCGAAAAAAGCGAATTTGACAAGGCACTCGGAGAGTTGTACGACCTGACCGAATGGGAGAACGCAGAAGCAGCCCTTCGAGAGCTCCACGCACGGCAGCCGGAAATGGAACGGCTTTACATTGACGGCAAGATTTTGCCCGGTGAACTGCAAGCTCTGGTCATGGTGAACAACTGCCTTGAAAGAGAATTTATCCATCGGCAGCTTGCGACAGGCCAGCCGCTTCACCTGAACATTTGAGAGAAGGCACGCCCATGATCGAGAAAGAATCCATTTTTAAGGCTTGGACAATCGACCTCCACGAGCGCTTCCCGCACTGGCCGTATAAGAAGCCAAAACCGGGCCATGAGGGCTTCCGCCTTCTGGACGGGCCCGCGCCTGACTTCCGCCGCATGACCGTGGAAGAATTTGAAACCCTGCCCGCTGGCGTATGGATGGACGTCAAAAAGGCCCTGCCACCCCTGGAACACCCGGTTTTGACCGTGGACGCCTACGGCAACTACCACACCCGCACAGAATACACCGACACCCCGGAGGTCCCGTTCTGCATCACCTACAACGACGGCCGTTTCTGGCCGCCGATTGCATGGAGCAAGTTCGAGCCGTTGAAACAAGGCGGTGATTGATGAATGAGCGATGAAAAGGAGGACCCACGCATGGACATGGGCAGAAACAGCGAACATTACAGCGACCCCACACCAGGCACCGCCTGGGAGAATATGCGCAGGGAAGAAAAGCGGCTGGACGCCGCCCGCCTTGTTGTGGTTTCGGCCCTGGTGCCGATTCTTCGCCAGACGGCAGAGCTTGCAGGCTTTGAGATTATCGGACGCATACCGCTGCGCGACAAGGCGACAGGGAAGGAGTACCGTTAAATGGAAGGATTTGATTTTTTCGGGCTGGCAGCAAAGGAGGGCAACGAGCCCGAAACCAGGAAGCTGCCGCACCGCATTCTTTTCCGCGGAAAGCTGAAAAGCGGCGCGTGGGCCTTCGGAAACCTGAACATTGACAGCAGAGGAATCTGTATTATTCGGCCGGGCGAGCACGTTGTGGGCAAATACGGCCGCGTAAACCCCGAAACTGTGGGACAGGCTACCGGCATCCGGGACAAGCGCATCCAGGACATTTTCGAGGGCGATATTTTGAAGATTTGCCATAGAACAACCCAGCCCATTGGGTTGGCCGTGGTGAGATACGACAAAAAGTGGGCTGCTTTCAGAGCCTTTTCGGTAGAACACCCGTGGTATTCTGTCCAGATCACAGGCCTGGACGAGGTCATGGGCAACGTTTACGACAACCCGGACCTTGCCAAAGGAGGGCACAAGCATGACGAAAGCAGAGCTTGAGACACTTTCAGAACGCTGGCGAAATAAATCAGAAAGCGCCCTGGAGCGATACCAGGAGACCGGCACGCAGAGATACTACCGGGAATACTGCAACGCCGAAGACCTGGCAGACGCATTGAAAATGGCCGCAGATGCCGCAGACGCCCACGCCGACAACATACACACAAAGGCACAGCCGGCGTCATGAAAGGAGTAATCCGCAATGATGAATAAAAGTGCCATCGACTGGTGCGATTTTTCATGGAACCCCGTCACCGGCTGCAACTTTGGCTGTGAATACTGCTACGCCCGCCGCCAGGCCACCCGGTTTGCCGGAAACACCCGCCTGAACATGACGAACGAGCAGCTTAAAACAGATGCCGCCGGGCTTTACATTCTGGAACAGCCCTTCAAGAACTACAACGGCGCCGTTCTTCCGTTCCCGGCCGGTTTCGCCCCGACCTTCCACAAATACCGCCTGGGCGACCCGGCGAAGAAAAAGAAGCCTGCAAATATTTTTGTTTGCAGCATGGCGGACCTTTTCGGTGACTGGATTCCCGATAAATGGATCGAGGCTGTTTTTGAGGCCTGCAAGGTAGCACCCCAGCACAATTACTTATTCCTGACAAAGAACCCGGGCCGCTACCAGACCCTTGCAGCAGCGGGAAAGCTGCCGGAGCTTCCGAACTTCTGGTATGGCAGCAGCATAACAGGCCCGGAAAACAGCTTTTGGTGGAGCGAATACCACCACACCTTCGTGAGCTACGAACCCATGCTTAAACCCCTGGGCATTGCCGACGAGGACGCTGCCCGGAAGGTTGATTGGATCATTGCGGGAGCCGAAACCGGCCACCGGGCAGGGAAAATCACCCCAGAAGAAGGCTGGCTGGAAGAACTGGCAGCCGCAGCACGAAGGTCAGGCGTTCCGCTGTGGATCAAGGACAGCGAGGAGATCCGCGCTGTGATTGGTGGAGAACCCGCCCAGGCCTTGCCGGATGCGCTCAAACACCCTAAAGACCGCCCCACGCCGCACTGCGCAGAGTGCGAGCACTGTATTAAGACCCAGAAGGGCCAGAGAGGCACCCGGAAAGACTGCGCCATTGGATGGACGGCCGAAGGCTACGAGGACGGAGGCGCCCGCCACATCCCCACCAGAGGAAACCGCCAGTCCCCCGACTGGTGCCCGAGAAGAAAGGACGATGCAGAATGAACAGCCGCGAGAACATGGGCGCCCTGGGCACCCGTATTGCCAACATGGGCCAGACCCTTATGCAGACCGCGATCCGCACCGGCGTTGCCGCAGGCGTGAGCGCAGCAGCCGCACACATTGAGGAGGAACACCGGAAGGAGGCCAAGGAGCGCACGGACCGGCGCCTCCATAACACTCGCCTCCTCCTGAAAAACTACCGCCTTTTGAAACGGCACACCGCAGGCGCCATCTACAATGCCAAGCAGGCCAAGGAGAAAGAGAGCGCAGCCAGCATCCTTGACGGCCTGGAAAGCTACACCCGGGACGACAGCCTCTATATTGAGAGCATCAAACGCAGCCAGGAACGCACCCTCATTATTCTGGCCCACATCGAAAAGATGCTTGACCTGTACCGCGTATGGTGCCAGCAGAACGGCACGGAGGAGGACGCGAGGCGCTACGAGGTGGTCATGGAAACCTACATCCGGGAACCCAAAAAAAGTGTACAGGAAATCGCGGGCACTTTTGGCATCGAACGGCGCACCGTGTACAAGGACCTCAATGCAGCAATTCAGCCGCTTACCGCCTTGTTTTTTGGCATTGATGCCGTAAAGGCTGCCTAACGTGCACCAGGGTGCACAAATTGGGCACTGACAGGGCACTTTGAAAGATATATAATACTAGCATGGAGGCTTGAGGATGAATGAAAAACCCAATAACGGCACCCCCCCCCGCGAGGTAACGCCTGACGGCTTCAAAGTATACTGCGCGTATGACGAGATCGTGGAGATCGACAGCCTGAAACCGAACCCCCGGAACCCTAACCGGCACCCGGAGGCACAAGTGAAGATGCTGGCCCGCATAATCGGGGAACAGGGGTGGCGAGCCCCCATCACCGTGAGCAGGCGCAGCGGCTACATTGTACGCGGCCACGCCCGGCGCCTTGCAGGCTACGAGGCGGGCAGCCAGTACGCCCCCATTGAGTGGCAGGACTACGACAACGACAACGCCGAAATGGCGGACCTTGTCGCAGACAACCGAATCGCCGAGCTTGCTGTCCTGGACCAGGACGCCATAGCCGGGATTCTGGCCGAGCTCAAAGAGAACACCGACGACCTGGACCCGGAGCTGTCCGGCTTTACGACGGAGCAGATCGAGGACATGATCGCGGGCAGCCAGCCCGACAGGGAAGCCGAGGAGCAGGCCGCGCGCCTGACCCTGGGCGAAAGATTCCTTATTCCGCCCTTCACCGTCCTGGATTCAAGAGGCGGCGTATGGGCCGAGAGGAAGAAGGCTTGGAAGCGCCTCGGTATTCGTTCCGAAGTCGGCCGCGGTGCTGACGACGACAACACGAAGGCGGGCTTGACTTATAACATAAGCAGCCAGCCGCCGGGTGCCTATAAGGCCAAGAACGCCTATGAGGAGAAAATCGGGCAGAAAATAAGCTGGGAGGAGTTCGCAGAGCTTTTCCCGGATGCCATGGCGTACAGCGCCACTTCCATTTTTGACCCGGTCCTTTGTGAGCTGGCATACCGCTGGTTTTGCCCGCAGGGCGGCGCGATTATTGACCCCTTTGCAGGCGGCAGCGTCCGCGGCGTGGTGGCGGCCTTTACCGGCCGGAAATACACCGGCTGCGATTTAAGCAGCCGCCAGATTGAGGCCAACGTGAACAACTGGGAAGAAATCTCCCACATTAGCGTCCTGGACGATGCGCCCGAGGTGATACCGCCCACCTGGATAAACGGCGACAGTTCCCACATTGACGAGCTGGCGCCGGGAGAATATGACCTCTTTTTCACTTGTCCGCCCTACGCGGATCTTGAAGTGTACAGCGACAAGCTCGAGGACCTTTCAAACAAGGATTACCCCGAGTTCTTGCAGCTTTACCGCAATGTGATCCGCCGGGCAACCGCTATGCTGAAACCTAACAGCTTTGCCGTTATTGTGGTGAGCGACCTTCGGGACAAGAAGGGCTTTTACCGCAATTTCATTTCTGACACCATCGACGCCTTCCAGGACGTGGGCCTGATGCTTTACAACGAAGCGATTCTGGTAAACACGGCCGGAGGACTGGCAATCCGCGTGGGCAAGCAGTTTGAACACAGCCGGAAGATGGGAAAAGACCACCAGAACGTCCTTGTGTTCTGCAACGGCGACCCTGCCCAAAGCGCAGCCTTCCGCACGGAAGACCCGCAGGAATACACAGAGGACATAAACGACTATCTGAAAGCCGGAGCGGGAAAACTTGGCGTGAACCACGAAAAAGTCCTGGTTTTCGCCAAGGGCGATCCGAAGAAGGCCGCGGAGATCATCGGAACGCCGGAAACCGCAGAGGAAGCCGACCAGTACGACAACACGGCCCTATTAAAAGAAATTCTCGGAGAAGATACCGGGGACGAATAACAGCGCAGGAGGCCCGGGAACAATCCCGGGCCTTACTTTTTGCAAGGAAGGAGGAAAGACCATGGCACACACAGGACAGCGGGACCCCTGGGAAAAGCTGCCCGGTGAAACAGCCCGGCAGTATGAGTGCTTTTGCGCCTACCGTGATATGCGGTATTTGGAGAAGCCGAAGAAGCCCGGCGACGTTGTCCGGCCGGATTTTACCGTCCGCCGCAGTATTCGCGGCCTAGCTGAACAGCTGGGAGTTACCCGCAAGAGCTTGGAGCCCATGAGCGCGAAGTTTGACTGGGTAGCGAGGGCGGAGGAGTACGACAACTATATTTTGGACTGCGTGGCGGCCAAGAACACGGCCAACATCGTGAAGATGCACGAGAAACACGCGGCCATTGCGGAACAGATGTTACGCAAAGCCACCCACCGCCTGTTGACCCTGGCGGACGAGGACGTTGACGCAAACGCCGTTGTTCGTATGGTTGATATTGGCGTAAAAGTGGAGCGGTTGAGCCGGGGAGAGCCCACGGAGAACCGCACCGTTACCCATGGCGGCGCCCTGGAAGTGGAGAGCACCAAGCGCGCAGACCTTTCCGACCTTTCTGACGAGGAATTGAGCCAGCTTGCCGGACTACTGGAAAAATCTAGCCCGGGTTGACCCAGCGGCGCTTCTCCGACAGGTCCGCCGGGAACAGGCGGAACGGAACCTCCCCGAGTTCATCCGCCAGGCCTGGCCCGTCATTGAGCCCGGCACGACGTTTATTGACAACTGGCATATAGACTGTATCGGTGAATATTTGGAAGCGGTGAACCGCGGCCAGATAACGCGCCTGATCGTAAATATGCCGCCCCGCCACATGAAGTCCCTGGAAATTACAGTGTGCTATCCGGCCTGGACGTGGGTAAAACACCCGGAACGGCGATTCATAAAGGTTAGCTATTCCGACAGTTTGAGCCGCAAGCACAATGTTTTGACCCGTGACATCATACAATCCCCATGGTATACGGCCAACTGGGGGGACCGATTCAGCCTAAAGGACGACGTGAACCGGCAAAACGAGTTTAAGAACACGCACCAAGGCTTGATGTTTTCAACCTCTGTCGGCGGCGCGCTGACCGGCGAAGGCGGCGACTGCATCATCCTGGACGACCCGCAGAACCCCTTACAAGCCAACAGCGAAACCGAGAGAGAAGCAACCATAGCCTTCTTCAAAAACACCCTGCAATCCCGTTTGAACGACCCGAAGACGGGCGTTTTTATTATTGTGATGCAGCGCCTTCACGAAAAGGACCTGACCGGCCATATTTTGGCCGAGGACCTGGGCTATACACACCTTTGCCTCCCGGCGGAGGCGCCGCAGCGCACAATAATCACCTTCCCGGTGAGCGGCCGCGAGGTGATCCGCGAGGAAGGCGACATCCTGAACCCGCAGCGTTTCGACAAAGAAACCCTGGCAAGCCTTAAAAAGTCCATGGGCTCCTTGCAGTACGCGGGCCAGTATGAACAGACCCCCGCCCCGGCGGACGGCCTGATCTTTAAGCGCGAATGGCTGCAAAACTTCTTCGACCCCAAAGCGGCACCCCACCAAAGTATGCTTATCCAGTCCTGGGATATGGCCTTCACCAAGAGCGAAGGCAGCGCCAAGGTGGCGGGCTACATTGTGGGCCGGAGCGGCGCAGACATTTACATTTGGGACCTGGTAAACGAAAAAATGACCTTTACCGAGAGCGTGGCGGCCGTGCGCACCCTGACGGGCAAATGGCCGAAGGCCAGGGCGAAGGTTATAGAGAACAAGGCCAACGGCCCCGCAATCGTTGACCTGTTGAAAAAGCAGATTCCTGGCATGGTGGAGTTCAACCCGAAGGGCAGCAAGCAAGAACGTGCCCTTTCCGTTACGCCCTACTTTGAAGCCGGGAATATTCATTTCCCGAAGCCGGAAACGGCGCCCTGGGTGCATGACACCATCCAGGATCTATTGATGTTCCCCAAGGGCGAATACAAGGACGATATAGACGCACTTGTGCAGGCTATTTTGTACTTGATGGACAAGCCCGCAAAGAGCCCGCCAAAGGCAGAAGCGTTGCTTTCCAAAGACAGCTATTGGCGGAGATAAACAGAAGGAGGAAAACGCGTGACAACCCGAAAAGGAGAAGTCGGCCGCATAGGCCAGAAACGCTATGGCGGCGTCTTCTACGAAGAATTTTTGCCGGAGCTGCGCGGCCGCCGCGGCATGGCAGCATATAGCGAAATGGCGGCAAATGACGACCTTGTGGGCGCCATTCTGTACGCAATAAAGATGCTGATCCGGCAAGTTGACTGGAACGTGGCCCCCGGCGGTGCTTCCGAGAAAGACCAGGAAGCCGCGGACTTCGTGCTGGAATGTATGGCCGATATGCAAGACACCTGGACGGACACGATCAGCGAAATTTTGTCCTTCCTGACTTTCGGCTGGTCTGCCCACGAGATCGTTTACAAGCGCCGGTGCGGCAGCAGCCGGGACCCGCGCCTGAACAGCAAGTACAACGACAGCTTGGTCGGCTGGATGAAACTTCCCATCCGTTCCCAAGAGAGCCTTTACCAATGGGAGTATGACGAGAACGACAACCTTATCGCCATGACCCAGATGCCACCGCCGAATTTTGAGCTTATCACGATTCCGGCGGAAAAGCTGCTTTTCTTCCGCACGGAGAGCAGCAAGGGCAACCCGGAAGGCCGCAGCATCCTGCGCAATGCCTACCGTTCCTGGTATTTCAAACGGAGAATCCAGGAAATTGAAGGCATTGGCATTGAACGCGACCTTGCGGGCTTTCCTGTGCTTACCGCGCCGGAAGGCACGGACATTTGGGACCAGAACGACCCGGAAATGGTCGCAATCCTGAACAATGCCCAGGCCATCGTCCAGAACATCCGCCGGGACCACCTGGAAGGCCTGGTGCTTCCGTCCGGCTGGAAGCTGGAACTTTTAAGCAGCGGCGGCGACCGGCAGTTTGACACGAACAAGGTTATTGACCGCTACGACACCCGAATCGCCATGACAGTTATGGCGGATTTTGTTCTGCTGGGCCACCAGCAGACCGGCTCCTTTGCGTTGAGCGACAACAAAACGCATATTTTTTCTATGGCAATCGAAGCTTTCCTGGACGTGATCTGCGAGCAGTTCAACAACAAGGCGATTCCCGATCTTATGAAAATGAACGGTGAGCACTTCGCGGGTCTTACTGACTACCCGCACCTTACCCACGGCGACGTGGAGGACGTGGACCTGGACAAGCTGGGCAACTACTTGAAGAACGTCACGACCTCCGGCCTCCTGGTGCCCGACGAGGGCGTGGAAGACTACATCCGGGAAGCCGCCGGGCTGCCGAAGCGGCTTGACGACTATGTGCCGATGCCGGGCGAGGACCGGGAGCCGGGCAAGGTGAGAACCACCCAGAAGCCGAAGAAAGACACCGGCGACAAGATGGGCGGCCTTGACGACGAGGAGCCGGAAGAAAACCCGGAGGCGGTAGAAAAGGCGAGAAAGGACCTGGGGAGGGACTAAAATGTTTAGTATTCGCAAGGCGCGGGCGCCGACGCCCCACGACTTCGTGGCAAAATCCAAGCCCAAGAAGTCGAAAGCAGGGAAAGACGCCCTTAAAAAGCTGAACGACTACCTGAACTCGGCTTCCAGTGAGCCGATGTACTTCCTTCACAACTTTTGGAAGGCCCAGAGCAACGCCATCACCTACAAAGAACTTCGTGAAGCCATTATGAACGGCTACCTTGACGAAGCGACCCTCCAAGCGTGGCAGCAAGATTACTCCCTCTTTGTGAAAAGCCACCTTGAACCCATCTGGCAGCAGGCAGCCAAAGCCGGAGCCGATGCCCTGGCGGCGTCGGCTTCCGGCGGATGGGTTTTTGACCCCATGAGCGACGCCATGACGGCCTGGATCAAAGACCACGGCGCCGAGTGGGTAACGAAAATAAACGATGAAACCCGGGATGCCATGCGCGCCATGATCGAGGCCAGCACAAAGGGCCAGTTCACGGTGGACGAGCTTTCCCGGGCGATCCGGCCGCTTATCGGCCTGACAGAGCCCCAGGCGGCCGCAAACCTGAAATATTACGCCAGCGTTAAGAAAAGCCTCCTTGACAACGGCGTGAAAGCGGATGCGGCCACCAAGAAGGCCAGGGAGCAGGCCTATAAGTACGCCGATAAACAGCTCCGGCAGAGAGCCTATACCATTGCCATCACCGAGAACGCCGCAGCGTACTGCGCCGGGTATCGTGAGGGCGCGGCCCAAGCCCAGGCGCAAGGCTACCTTGGGAAGGGTGTGTATGTTTTTGCGACCGCCGACGATGAAGACGTCTGCCCGGTGTGCAGCGCCCTGAACGGCACCGAAACCGACGCCGAGGGAAGTTACCACATCGGCACAACAAAAATGGCCTTCAAGATGGGCCCACACCCGCCGGTGCATCCGCGCTGCCGGTGCGCCGAATACTTCGAGGAGAAGGAACCGCCCGTCTTTCTGCCCCAGCAGCCTGCACAGGACGTTATCCAGCCATGGCCGGGTAATTTGCCAGACCCGAGCGAAAGGGCAGAGGACGAAGGCCAGGCCTTTGTGGCGGGTAGCTTGAAAGTGCCGGATGGCATGACCTCAAACGGCCCCGTCCACCTGGGCAACACTGGCAAGATGTACGATTACACCGACGCCAACGGCTGGGAGTGGTATTTTAAGCCTGCCCAGAGCAAGGGCGGGCAGTATGAGCCGTTCCGGGCCTATGCGCAGGAGGCGGGCTACAAGGTGCAGTCCATCGTGGACCCGGACACGGCCGTCCCGGTGGGCGTTGGCACTATTGACGGAAAGTTTGGAGCTTTCCAGGAGAAGGTAAAGACCTCCGCCGGAGGAATCGACCTTGAAGCCTGGCAGCTTGGCGCGGCTTCCGACCTTCCGCCGGAGGTGACGGCGCAGATCCAGCGCGAGCACGTCACGGACTGGCTTCTGGGCAACTTCGATGCCCACGGCGAAAACTTCCTGACAGACCAGGAGGGCCGAATCGTTGGCATTGACAAAGAGCAGGCCTTCCGCTACATGGGCGACGCCAAAAGCCATGTAATGAGCTACACATACCACCCGAACAGCGCATACGGCGAAACGGAGCCGGTCTACAACACCCTTTTCCGCCGGTTTGCGGAGGAAGATATAGACCTGAACCTCCAAGACACTTTGCCGTATATAAAGCGGGTTGAGAGCATCCCAGATAAAGAATACCGCGAGATCTTCCGCCCCTATGCCGAGGCCCTACACGGCCAAGGAAAAGAGGCGGAAAAGCTGCTGGACGAGATCGTGGAGCGCAAAAGCACCCTCCGCGAAACTTACCGCACGTTTTACGAAAGCCTTCTGACGGAACGCACCGGCACGAAGGCTTCTTTTGTTTGGGCGGACGAGGCCGCGGCCGTTGCGAAGCAGCCCCTTGCGGCCGTGCAGATCACCCCGCAGGCGGCTAAAGGCATGACCGTCCAAGACCTGAAACAGATTGCAAAGAGCCAGGGCGTTGCCTACTACAGCAAAATGAGCAAGGCCCAGCTGGTGCAGGCTGTGACGGACCCCGTGAAAGCCGCAGAGCTTTCCCAGGAGGTAAAGGCAAAGGCCGCCGCAAATGCAGCCGCCAGAAAGGCAAAAGCCCAGTACACAGCCCCGCAGGCAACAATCCCGAAGGGCGTTAAGGGTGCCGGAGAAATCTTCTCCGACCTGTCCAAGGTGCCCACCACACAGGAAGGAATCCCCATTGCTTCCGACCGCGGCAGCGTGGAGGGCCTTGTCCTTCGCGCCCGGCGGATGAACATTGACGGCGCCGAGGTCTACGAGGTGAGCGGAAAGCTGACGCAAGGGACCTGGGCGCGGGCGTTGAAAACAATCAAGCCCAGCAGTGCAACCGAAGCGCTGGAATTTGAGGAAGCCTCCAAGACGAGCGCCTTTTTCAGTTCCAGCGGTTTGAGCCTTGGAGTAAACACGAAGTGCAGGGCTGTCCACGATGGCGAAAAGACCTTGCAGATCTACACCCACGAGGGCGGCGAATATTACTCCTGGCAGGGCTTTTTTCGGGCCCGTGTTCCGGTGACGGCAGACGGCGGCTTTGATGCCCGGGAAATGAAAAAACTGTTGAAGACGGCAGGCCTTGACGACCTGACGGAAACGCCGACAGTGGAGGCCGAAAAACGCCTTATAAAGTCCCGCCTTGTCTGGCAGAACGCCCCTTCCCGCGCCCCAGAGTATGAAAATCTGACCAGCGACGCCCTGGACAAGAAGCTGGACGAGATCCTAAAAGACCTGGGCATTGACCAGAAGCGGGTGGACGGCGTGGAGCTGCGCAAGGTGTGCGACGGTTACGCCGTCTATTACGACCCGGCGCAGGCCAAAGCCTTAAAGGCTGCGGGTGCGGATTACGTTTGGTGCGGCGTTGGAAGCGCTGACAGCGTTGTTTCTATCATTCAGAGCGGAGGCCTTCGCAGCACAAACCGGCGCTGCCTTTCCGGCATCAGGCTGACCGGCGCAAGCCCAAGCCAGGATATGCGCACCGGCGGCGCAGATAATGTTTTCACCAGAATTGGAGTGAAGAATGTTCACGGGAAAGTGCGATATGATAAATCTTTCTGTGGCAGCGGCTATCGCCTTATTATTGACGAAGCGGAGCTGGGCCGCACAGACTGGTACGCATATACCGGGGACAACTTCGGAACGACCCAGCCGAGCACCTTCCACAGCCGCCAAGGCTCCGAGGAGTTCGTGAGAGGACAAAAAGAGGGTTATTACCAGTCCGGCAATGAAATCATGTTCCGCCAGGGCATCCCGGCCACGTCCATACAAAAGATTCGCTGCCCGGGCGAGCGTGAGCGCGGCAGGCTGCTGCAAGCGTTCCGCAATGCGGGAATAACGGAAGTGAACGGAGTGCCCATTGAGGATTTTGTGGAGGTTGGCGATCTGCTATGAATAGACGGCTTGTTTACACCATCAAGCGCCCGGGCGACAAGAAGCCCACCGGCCTTGCCCTGAACTGCCACCTTTGGCACGGGGCCTTCCGCTACTTCGACATGGAGCACGGCCACGAGATCCCAGGCAAGGTGACGGAGGACGGAAAGGACGCCTTCACGTTTACTTCGGAGGGCTACGCGCCCGGAGCCTGGCGGTTTGAAAAGCTGACCATTGAGCGCTTCCGGCGCGAAACATACAAAATCGTGGAAGGCGGCAACTACATTGCCCAGGTGATCCGCAGCACGGTGGACCTTCACGAATGGTATCGCAAGAGGTATGGCGAGGCCGCCGGGCTTTGCTATCCCCGCATAAATTCCGAATAGTTCATTCAAAATTCCGAATTGTTTACGCTTAAAATTCGGAATACGCTGAAATTTACGCTGATTTTTGCAAAAATCCTGCAAATTCAGCGAATAAGGAGAAAGCCATGGTTACTTTTAACGAAGCACTCACCGGCAAGAAGCCACCCGGCAAAGAGCCGAACGGCCGCATTGCTGGCACCTTCAAGATCCAGAAATCCGTTGACGAAAAGCGCCTGGCCTTTGGCTGGGCCAGCGTGGCAGCCACGGCCGCGGGCGATACCGTGACGGACTACTACGAGGACATCATCGAGCCCGACGAGCTGGAACAGGCTGCCTATAACTTTGTACAGTTCTACCGCGAGGGCGGCGAAATGCACGAGCGCGGCGGCTGCGCCGTCCTGGTGGAGAGCGTAATTTTCACCAAGGAAAAAATGGCCGCTATGGGCATCCCGGAGGGCGTTGTCCCGGAAGGCTGGTGGATCGGCTTTAAGGTGACGGACGACGAGGTTTGGGAGAAGGTCAAAGACGGCACCTATCCCATGTTTTCCATTGAGGGCGAGGCCGTCCGCGAGGAAGTGGACGACGAGGAGCCCGAGAACTAAATACCGATAAACCAAAGCCTCGGCACCCGCCGGGGCTTTGTTGTTTATAAAAAATCTTCAAAGAAAGGAGGAAACGCAAATGGCCACCAAACTTAAAAACCTGAAAATCAAGAAAGTGGACTTCGTGGACAACGGCGCGAACCCTGGCGCGAGTATTGCTCTGTACAAGAGCAAGCCTGCGGAAGGGAAAACGCCTGCTGTGCAGCCCAAGGAGGACACCCCGCCCGAGGAATCTATTTTGAAGCGGATTGTTCACGCCATTGCCAAGAGTATCGGCGCCACCGATGCGCAGGCAGCTGCGGCCGTTGAGGAAGTTTCCAAGAACGCGGACGTCCCCACCTTTGGCGACGCTATGGCCCGCCGCCGGATGCGCCAGACCACGGAAGAAATCTGGGATTACTGTTACGCCCTGAATGACAGCCTGTGCGGCATTGTGGCAAATGCCGACATTACAGCCGAGGACAAAAAGGCCCTCATGGCCCAGAGCTGCGCAGAGTTCGCAGCGGCGACCGAAGCGGCAATCCCGAAATGGTCCGGCGGCATTCCCGTGAAGTTGGAAAAGGCAGCCCCCGCGCCTCTGACACCCGACAGAATCGAGAACGCCAAAGCAGCCCGCGCCCGTCTGGACGAGATGATCTCCAAGGCGGAGCCGAAGCCCACGACCGAAGATATACCGCCGGAGCCCCCGAAAGAGGGCACCGACCCGACGCCTCCCGCTGAACCGCAGCAGGAGGAAGAACCCGTGCAGAAAGGAGCATTTGACATGGAAATCGACAAGAGCAAGCTGTCCCCCGAGGAAGTGGCGCAGCTGGAAGCAATCGAGAAGAAGGCCGGTATTCCGGCCCAGGCAGCGCCCGCCACGCCCGCAGGCGTTGAGAAGTCCGCCCCTGCCACCCCCGCAGATAACACCGCGGGCGGCGAGGAGGATATTTACAAGGGCATCCATCCCGAAGTGGCAAAGGAGATCGCAGAGCTGCGCAAGTTCCGCCAGGATGCGGAGAACCGCGAGCTTCTGACCGTTGCCAAGAAGTACGAGCTTCTGGGCAAGAAGCCCGAGGAGCTTGTCCCCGTGCTGAAATCCCTGAAAGCCGCAGGCGGCACCGCCTACAACGACATGATCGGCGTCCTGGACGCAAACCTGGAAGCCGTGCAGAAGTCTGGCGCATTTTCCGAGATTGGCAAGCGCGGCGGCGACCACAGCCACGCCACGACCGGCGCAGACGACGCATGGAGCCAGATCGAGAAGCGGGCCGAGGAGATCCGCAAGTCTGCCCCCACTATGGACTATTACGAGGCCATCGACCAGGCTTGCCAGCAGAACCCCGAGCTTGTCCATGAGTACGAGAACGGCCGCTAAAGAGAGGAGGAAAAGAGTATGAGCATCATCGGTACTGCAACCAATTCCAGCCCGTACCTGGCTGCGCCTGCTGCTGCGGCCATTGAGAACGGCAAGAACCACTTCGTCACCCTGGGCGAGAACGGCGTTTCCCTGGCTACCGAGGGCGTCGCCGCTGTGGGCATCCTGCTGCCTGACACCGAGGACAAAGTGGCGGCAGGCGAGGGCGTGACCGTGCAGATCAAGGACCGCACCCTGGTCCAGGTTGGCGCGGCCGTTACTGCTGGCGACCCGCTGGCAAGCGACGCCAAAGGCTGCGCCGTGAAGGCCGAGGCGGAAAAGTTCATCGTGGGTTATGCCATGGAGAGCGCGACCGCCGCGGGCCAGATTATCCACATCCAGATCACCAAGAGCGGCTTTGTGCCGAAGGCGGGCTAAAGGAAGGAGAGATAAACAATGAGCAACACCAGAAACACCACCGCGGGCATTGCGGCCGAGATCGCCAAAGGCTGGCAGCCCAACAACTACCTGACCAATATGTCCATGGCTTACTTCCAGAAGCCGGAAGACTATGTGGCGCACAGCATTTTCCCGGTCTGCCCGGTGCAGCTGTCCGCTTCCTACTACTACACGTTCAGCAAGGAAGATCTGGCCCGCGACAACGTGCAGCCTAAGCCCGCTTTCGGCAAGGTTGACCCTGCTGTGATGGGCCAGGACGACAACACCTACAAGTGCCACGTTGACCAGATCATTCTTGGCATTGACCAGATCGCCGCCCTGAACTACCAGCGCAGCCGCGCCCCCGGCGTGAACGACCCCCGCCGCGCCAAGGTCCGCACCGCCACTGAACAGATGCTTCTCCACCAGGACATTCTTTTCGCAAAGAACTTTTTCCATGCTGGCGTCTGGGCAAACGAGCTGACCGGCACCACCAACGGCAGCGGCTCTAAGGAGTTCGTGAAGTTCAACGACACTTCTTTTGACCCCATCGGCTTCTTCGACGACCTGCGCACCGAGATCAAGCGCCAGGGCCGCCGCACCCCGAACCGCCTGGCTCTGGGCATCCAGGCCTACAACGCCCTGAAAAACAACCCCTTCGTGAAGGAGAGCGTGAAATACACCGGCACCACCGCAAACCCGGCCATCGTTACGCCCAACGTTCTGGCGCAGCTTTTCGGCGTTGAGCAGGTGAAGATCCTGGAATCCACCTACAACTCCGCAAGCCTGGGCCAGAAGGAGAACATGGAGTTCATTTGCGACCCCAAGGCCGCGCTTCTGTGCTATGCCACCCCGACCCCGCAGATCGACGAGCCCTCCGCGGGCTACATTTTCACCTGGGATATGCTAGGCAACGGCGCTTCTGTCGCCTTTGACCAGTACGAGGGCGAAAACGGCACTCACGCGGAGTTCATTGAAGGCCTGTGCGCTTCCGACATGAAGAAGACTTCTGACGACCTGGCAATCTTCCTGAAGGACTGCGTCTAAGGAGGATGCCATGGGATACACCTGTCTGAAAATGGCGACCTTCGGCGGCGTGAAATACCGCCCGGGCGACGTTGTGGAGGCTGAAATGATCCAGCCGGGCAGCGCAAGGGCAATGCAGGACATGGGCATTATTGCCGAGTTCCAGGATCTCGAAGTGGGCAAAATCGAAACGCTGACCCTCCCCATTACTGCGGAGGGCGGCGTGGTAGAGCTTGACGCCACCCCGGACGCCGTTGTCCAGGCTGTGTGCATTTTGCAGCAGCGGGCAGAGGAAGCGGTGACGACCATTGCCGAGGTTGAGGACCAGAGCGTCCTTATTCTGGTGAACGCCTGCGACAGCCGCAAGAGCGTCAAGGCGGCCGCCAAGGAGCGCGGCGTGTTCCTGGAAGATGAGGCTGCAAAGGCCGTGCAGGAGGCCCCGGAGGGCGGCTCCGAGGGGGTGAGCTGATTGGCACAGCTCACATACACCTACGACGCGAGCAAAATCGCCGAACACGGCCTTGACCAGATGCGTTTCGAGCTGGGGGACACGATGGTGGATGGCGGCGTGGAAACCTGTGCGCTGAGCGACCAGGAATACAAAGCCGTTATTGAAGCCTACCCCCGCTGGAAACGTGCAAAGCTGGCCTGCGTGGAAAGCATTCTGCGCCGGTTTTCCTACGAGGTGAACACCAAGGTTGGAAAACTGAACCTCTCCCTGAGCGACCGCTTGGACTACTGGAAAAAGCTCTATTCTGACTTAAAGGCAGATGTGAGCGCTTCCGCCCCGCTGGCAAACCCGGCGGCTATCAACGGCGACCACTATTTCTACGCTGGCATGATGGAGAACCACGGGACCGGCAGAGGAGGCGGCGGCCATGTTTTACCTTAGACCCGGGAACCTTTACAAGGACTTTGTGATCGAACCACACATAGCGGAAAAGAGCACGACCGGGCGGGCAACTGCGAAATACGACACGGAGAGCCGACAGCTTCTCCGCGGCGTGCTTTCGGACGCTTCCCCGGAAGTAATCGAACGATTCAGCCAGAACGCGCACCCTGTTACACACCAGATCGCGCAGCGTGGCAGGCCCAAGGCCAAGGCTGGCGACCGCCTTCTTTTGGAGAACCGGGCGTACTACGTTGAAGGCGTGGACCCGCTCGGGGACCTGGGCCTTTATACGCTCTACTACGTTCAGCAAAGGGAGGACACGCACAATGGAAATTGATATTTCTGGCGCCGTCCAGGGCTTTGTGCAGGACGTGGAAAAACAGGTTGCGAGCCGCGCCGAGCGTGCCGCACACGTTATTCGCAAGTACGAACTAAGCGTGCTGTCGAACAACCCGAAGCGCAGCGGCAAAGTATACCGCAAGCCTGCGAGCAATAAGACCTACACGGCATCCGCCCCCGGTGAACCGCCCGCCCTTCGCACCGGCGACCTCCGCCGGAGCTTCCGACCGCTTGCAAAGAGCGAAATCGTCCAGAGCGCCAAGCATTACACGCCTGGCATCCGCACAGATGTGAAGTATGCGCCGTTCCTGGAAGACGGAACCAACAAAATTTCCCCGCGCCCCTACGCGGAGGAGATCAAGCAGAAGGCCTTCCCCGAGGTGAAGGCTATTTTTGAAGAAAAATACACCTAAGAGGAGGGCAGCCCCATGGGCCTTATGAAGGAAACCACATCCGCGGCGATTGATACAACCGCCATCCACCCCGGCGACCTGATCCGCGCAAAGTACGCAGACTGGAACGAGGCAAAGAACGGTATTGTTACCGCCGTGACCGGCGGGGAAATCCGCTGCCTTTATTTTCCGGGCATCCGGAACGTGTGCAATTACTTTCTGATCGCGGCAGACGAGGTCACAGAAGGGCTTTGGGAAATTTCCTGGAGCACCGACATGAAGACCATCCAGACCGAGGGAGTACAGCATGACGCTTGAAGAACTTATCTATAAGCGGATCTCTGAATCCGCCGCCGCTGAACGGCTGGCGCTCCACAACGGGGCACCGGCCGTTTTCTTTGGCCCGGTGCCTACCGACACGGACCCGGGCTGGGCCGGGGCTGAACAGTATCCGCGTATTTCCTACACCATCGACATGAGGGCAAACCCCGAGCGCCAAACCGCCGGGAATCTGTACCTTGATGTTTGGTGCCTGGACAGCGGGACCGCGCCGGAGGCCGTAGAGCCCAGCGTCCGGGCTGCCCTGTGCGACGTTATTGTGGCGCCGCATGAACAGCCCCCGTACAGCCTGGCGTGGGTTACAAGTGAAACCTTCGAGGCCACAAAGCAGCTTGACAAGAGCGCCCGCGTCATTGGCGTGACGGTGACTTTTGATCTGTATGCGCTGCCGCAGCAGGAAACCACCGACCCGGACCCCATCATGGCGATGAACGCCTTCACGAACAGGTGGAGCGACGCTGTGACCGTGATTGGAAGCGACCGCATGGGCGAGTATACGGAGCCGTCGGACGAGCGCCCGGCGGCTTATTTCCGCCTTGCAAACTACCACCTGGCACAGGAAACGCACACTGTGGCGTGGATGGAAGGCGTCCTGGTGGGCCACATGATCGCACCGACCTATGCAGGCCGCCAACGTTGGCTCAAAGCCTTGGCGGACGAGCTTGCAACCCGCGGGGAAGTCGAAATGCTGGACACCTCGCCCATGTTTATACGCGCTCTGGAAGTGGACGGGAGCCTGGACCCGCTGACGGCCGGGCAAATGCGCCTTGGCGTCCGCTGGGGAATCCTGAAACGGCCGAAGTTCGCCCACAAGCTGAACCACATCAACACGAATTACAACTACAACCCGTAAAAGGAGGCTATTATGGCAGAAACCAAAACCACGGCTGCTGCGCCCGCAGAGGCGGCGGCCACCTATACCGCGGCCGAGCTTATCGCAGCAGCCCCGGCAAAGTTTGGCGTTTCGCCGGATGTTGCCACCGCTGCCCTGCGCATGGCTTGCAAGAAGACTGCCACCGTTGAGGAGGCAAGGGCCATCATCACCGAGTTTGCGACCAAGGAGGTGAAATAATATGGCTGGCACTTATTCTGTGGGCGAAACCAAGACCCGCCCCGGCGTTTACCACCGGCGTTATAGTGCTGGCGGCGGTGAACTGGCTGGCGCCCTGAATGGCGTTGGCATGGGCATCATTCGCGCCAACTGGGGTCCCCTGAACAAGGCCGTTGCCTTTGAACCGTCCACCAACGTGAACGCGGTATTTGGCAACGGCAACACCGAGGACCTTATCACCGAAATGTTTTCCGGTGGCATTTCCAGCGGCTATTTTGTCCGCTGTGGCACCGGCGGCACCGCGCCCACCATTACCCTGAAAGATGACGCGAAGGCCGACGTTGTGACCATTACCGGCGCCTATGTTGGCGACCGGGCTTTCACCGTTTCCATCCGCGACAGCCTGACCGGCGACGGCCGCGAGTGCATCATTTACGAGGGCACGACCGAGTTCTTGAAGGTGACGTTTGCGGCCGACAAGAAGGAACCCGCTGGCCTGGCTGCTGCCATCAATGCAGCAACCAAGGATTTCATCGCCAAGGCAACCGCCGCAGGCTCCGGCGTTATGGCTACCGTTACCCAGTCGGCTATGACCAAGGGCACCCAGCCCACCACGAACACCGTAAGTTACAGCGCGGCCCTGGACGCCTTCGACGCCGTGCGTGGCAATGTTATCTGTGTGGACACCGACGACGCGGCTGTCCATGCCCTGGTGCAGGCTTACATCACCCGTACCTTTACCGGCGGCGGCTACCTGATGGGCTGTGTTGCCGAGAATAAGGGCGTTGAGTTCGACACCCGCACGACCCACGCCGCGGCCTTCAATGACGAGAAGATGCACTATTGCGTCAATGGCGCCCTGAATGCCACAGGCGACGACTACAACGGCTACAAGCTGGCCGCCCGCATTGGCGGCATGATCGCTTCCGTGGCTTCCAACGTGGCCCTGACCCACACCGTGGTGAAGGGCTTTGTGGACCTGGACGAAGGCCTGACCAATAGCCAGATCGAGAAGGCGTTGAAGCGCGGCTGCATCGTGCTGACCAAGAACGCTTCCGGCCAGGTGCAGATCGAGCAGGGTATCAACACCCTGGTGAGCCCGGACGGTGACATGGATGCAGGCTGGAAGAAGATCCGCCGCACCAAGGAACGTTTCGAGCTTATGCAGCGCATCGACGACAGCCTGGACCCCATTGTGGGCAAGCTGGACAACGACAGCGACGGCCGCGCCACCGTTATTGCCATGGGCAAGGCAATCATTGCCGCCATGGTGGGCGAAAAGAAGCTGACTTCCGGTGATATGTACGAGGACGACAGCAACCCGCCGCAGGGCGATTCCGCATGGTTTATCCTTGACATTGTGGACAAGGACAGCTTGGAACACGTCTATCTGGCGTATAAGTTCCGTTTCGCCACCGAAGTGAGCGAGTAAAGGAGGAAATGAGCTATGTATAATCAGTCCGGCCCGGCCGACAGCCGCAAGGTTTTGAGCGGCAAGGACGCGGTCCTTTTTAACGGCGAAGGCGTTATGCTTGCCACCATTGAGAGCTTCCAGGTCCAGGTGAACGTTTCCAATTCTGATTATCAGCCCCTGGGCGACGCGCAGGTGCACGCCGCTATGACTGGCTACAAGGTGACGCTGACCTTCTCCCAGATCACCATTGAAGACGACGCCTTTATCGAGGATATGTTCGCCATGATGCACAGCGGCCAGCAGCCTAACTGGAACTTCCAGGGTGTTGTCTACGGCCGTAATGGTAGCGAGCAGCGCATGAACTACCGCGGCTGTGTGCCTGATGGCAACATTGACCTCCAGGGTGCTTCTGTGGGCGATATTATTAAGCGTGCATGGAACATGGTGGTCAACGACCCGCCCGAACTCCAGAAGCTCCTGGCCGCGTAAGAGAGGTCGCAAAACGAGAAACAAATACAAGGGGAGGCGCTTTGCGAGGGCACCTCCCTATTATTTTATTCGCATGAACGAACAAAACCGTTATGGAGGACAAATATATGAGCATCAAAGCTACTGTGAACCCCACCGACGAAACCGCCGAGATCACCAAAGAGGAGCAGATCGCGGACGCCCGCGAGAACGAAACCACCCTGCTGGACGGCCTTCTGACTGCTGCTGGCTTCAAAACCTCGGAGGAGTGCATCAAAAACGTGGTAATTTCCCGCGGCGGAAAGGACCTGTTCAGCTTCCACATTCACCCGTTGAGTGAGGAAGACTATAACAGCTGCCGCAAGAAGTTTACCAAGTACGTTAAGAGCAAGGTACAGGGAGGCATCCGTGTGCCGGAGGAAGTGAACGCGGTGGATTACCGCGCCGAGCTGATTTTCCGCGCCACCACCCCGGAGGATCAGGAAAAGGTCTGGTGCAACAAAGTGCTGTGGAAAAAGCTCGACCTTGTGACCGGTTACGAGGCGGTGAACGCCCTGTTGATGGCAGGTGAGAAGGAAGCGGTTCTTTCGCTTATCGACCAGATCAGCGGCTACGAGCTTTCCGAGGAGGACGTGGCAAAAAACTAATCCTCGCCGGAGGGCGCGCAACGCTTTTGCACCAGATCTTCCAGCGCACCGGCGTAATGCCGGGCAAGGTCTGGAATGCCCCGCATGGTGAAAGAGCGTTTTGTTTGGCCTCCATGATGGTGCAGCTCGAACAAGAGCAGAAGGCCGGAGAGGAGGGAACAAATGGCCTCTGAAACTTTTAGAATTGCCATTGACGCAACCGTCAACGACAATACCGGCCCCGGCGTACAGTCCGCCCAGAAGCGCCTTTCTGGATTCGACAAGAGCATCGAGCACACCAAAGACCAGCTGGACCGGCTGACAAACACGGGCTTCCACATTGACCTGGATGCAGTAGACCGGGCGACCGCTACGATCCAGAACGTGGAAACTAAGGTGCACGGTTTCGTCAGTAAAGCCTGGAATTTCACCGTTGGTATCATTGACAAGGCAACGGCGCCCTTGCAGGGCATTATAAACCTTGTGAGGAACCCCGTCTTGCAGGCTGGTGCCATTTTCGGCGTTTCTGTGAGCCTGGCCGACACGGTGAGCACATACGGAGCCTTTGAGGAATCCATGTCGAACGTGAAGGCCATTTCCGGCGCCACCGGCGAGGAGTTCGAGAAACTTACCGCCAAAGCGAAAGAGGAAGGCGCAACCACGAAATTCACTGCCAAGGATTCGGCGGACGCCTTCGGCTATATGGCTATGGCTGGCTGGAAAACCGAAGATATGCTGAACGGCATTGACGGCATTATGAGCCTGGCCGCGGCCTCCGGCGAAGACCTGGCGACCACTTCCGACATTGTGACCGATGCTTTGACGGCCTTCGGGCTGCAAGCATCCGATTCCGGGCACTTCGCCGACGTTCTGGCGCAGGCCAGTGCGAACGCGAACACCAACGTTGGCATGATGGGCGAATCCTTCAAGTACGTTGCTCCTGTGGCGGGTGCTTTGAAGTACTCCGTGGAAGACGTTTCCCTGGCCCTGGGCCTCATGGCAAACGCCAGCGTCAAGGGCTCCATGGCAGGCACCAGCCTGAAAACCTCCCTTGCGAACATGGCAGCGCCCACCGACAAAATGGAAGCCGCCATGGACAAGTACGGCATCAGCCTGACCAAGCGCAACGGCGAAATGAAGACCATGCACGAGGTTTTGGACAACTTGCGCAGCAGCCTGGGCGGCCTTTCCGAAACCGAACAGACCGCGGCCGCAAGTACCATCTTCGGCAAGGAAGCCATGGCCGGTATGCTGGCGATCATCAACGCATCCGAAGACGATTACAACAAACTGACCGCGGCCGTGAACAACGCCGACGGTGCATCCCAGCAGATGGCAGACACGATGCTGGACAACATGAACGGCAGCTTTACGCTGCTGCAATCGGCGGTTGACGGCGCAAAAATCGCCCTTGGCGAGCGCCTTTCTCCGTACCTTCGGGAGTTCGCAACGTGGATCACCAACAAAATGCCGCTGGTAGAGGATGCAATCGGCGACGTGATGGACCATGTGGACGCAAAGGTCGAGGATCTGCGCCACACCATTACAGAGTTTACCGCCAGCGACGAGTGGGCAAGCGCCGACATTTGGGGCAAGCTTGGCATTGCCTGGGATAAGATCGTGGCGGAGCCGTTCGACGAGTGGTGGAACGGCAGCGGCCGCCAGTTCTTTGCCGACAGGGCCGCAGGCCTGGGCCGTGGCCTTGGCAGCGGCATTACCGCCGGATTCCTGGCGCTGCTGGGCATTGACCCCACCGGGGCCATTGACGACGGTGCAGCTATTGGTGCAAACTTTGTTTCCGGCTTTATGGACGGCCTGGACTTCGACGGAATCCTGGACGGCTTGAAGACCTGGGCGGAAAACCACAAGGCCCAGGTGGCGGCCATTGGCGCCGTTCTCGGCTTCAAGCTGGTAACGGGCGCAGCAAGCGCCTATTCTAAACTTCGCGGTCTTACCGCGGCGCTGGGCCTTGGAGGCGGCACGGGCACCGGCATGGGCTCTTCTGGTATGCCTTCCATGGGCGGCTCTTTCAAGACTTCCGCGGCCGTTATGAACGTAACGGCCCAGATGGTGGTCTTGAAGTCTGGCAACTTTGGCGCTGAGGCTGGCTCCAAGGCCCGCCAGGCGGCAGAAGCGGCCTTTTCTGGTGGCACCGGCAGCCCTTCGCTGCCGAGCGGCGGCGCGCTTGTCCCGAGCGCGGGCGCCCCGGCGACGGCCGGAGCGCTGCCCGGCACTACAAGGCTCCTCGGCGACGGCAAGGCGACCTTTGAGGGGACGGCCGTTGAGATTGACCCGGCGGCACTGCCCGCAAAGGGCCTGACTTCCGCAAATGGCTGGCTGGGCAAGCTCCTGCAAAAGGGCTCCACCCAGGCCACCATGAGCGCGGACGGCACCCTGACTTCTGTTACCGGCGGCGTCGGCGGCACCCTGGGCGGCATTGGCACGGCCCTGGGCAGCCATGCGACCACGGCGGCAGGCACGGCCGCAGCGGGCGGCGCAAGTATTCTGGGCGGCATTCTGGGCCTTCTGGGCATCGGTGCAGGCGTGAGAAACCTGTACCGCGGCACCCAGACCACCGGCAAGGACGCTCAGAACGAGTATTCCAAGGGCGGGACCAAGATCGGCATGGTCGGCGCAGGCGCAGCGGCAGGCGCAGCCGTGGGCACTGTGGTGCCTGTTGTTGGAACCGGCGTCGGCGCTCTTGTGGGTGCCGGTATCGGTGGTCTTGGCGCCCTGGGCTTTGGCGACAAAATCGGCCAGGCGCTTTCCGATGCACTGGACGAAGGCGGAGCGCTGGACAACCTGAAACAGACGGTTGGAACCTTCTTCACTTCGACGCTGCCGGAGCACTGGACGAGTTTCTGGGATGGCGTGGGCACCACGTTTTCCGAAACAATCCCCTATGCAATCGGCTACGCCCTGGGCAAAACGAAGGTTTTCTTTACCAACACGCTGCCGGAACACTGGACCGCCTTCTGGGATGGTGTAGGGGAGTTCTGGACCGAGGACGTCCCTGCATGGGTGGAGAGCACCGGCGAAAAGGCCGTCACGTTCTTCACCGAAACGCTTCCGACCAAGTGGACGGACTTCTGGACCGGCGTTGGCGACTTCTGGACAAAGGAAGTCCCGGCATGGGTTGAAAGCAGCGTGACGAGCGCGGCAAACTTCTTCACCGTGACGCTTCCGGCGAAGTGGACCGGCTTCTGGTCTGGCGTGGGCGACAAGATCAGCGGATTTTTCACCAACGCCAAAAACGCCTTTAGTTCTGGCCTCTCTGCCGGATCGTTTACGACCAGCGGAGGCACGAGCAGCGGCGGAGGAGGCGGCCGTGTTACTCCGCACGCTATGGGCGGCATTATGACGAGCCCGCACGTTGGCCTTGTGGCAGAAGACGGCCCGGAAGCGATTATTCCGCTTGGCGGCAGCCGCCGAACTAGAGCGCTTGATCTTTGGAATCAAACGGGATCGATTCTTGGCGCCGACTATTCGGGCGATTCGGACGACGACACGCCCGAAAACGTGCCCACGTTCTCCCCCGTCGTGTACCCGGCACCGGCGCCGCAGGCGCCCGCAGGAGCCGTAGCGCAGCCCATTTCTATTCCGGTAGAAATTAGGCTGAACCCGCAGTTTATCATCCAGGGCACCGCAGGCATGAGCCCGGACGAGATTATCGCAACCGTGAAATCCCGCATCCGCGAAATGGTGGACGACATAAGCGACGAGCTGGCCGAACGCCTGGCCCGTGTCCTTGCGAATATGCCCGCATAAGGAAAGGAGGGCAAAATGTTACCCGAGATTGTGTACCTTACCCAGCTCGACACGGGAACCAGAATTGCGCTCCCCCTTACACCCGAGAAGGTTTCCGACAAACGGGAGGGGAATTTCATTTCCTACAACATCCTGAATGTTGGCGAGGTGAAGATCCCGAACGGCGAGAAGCTGGCGCAATTTTCCTGGAACGGTATTCTCCCCGGCGTTTCCATGCTGGGCATGGGTATCGTTTCGCTTTTCGACTGGAAGCCGCCCCGCGTGATGATCGGCATTCTTGACGGCTGGAAGAAGAACCGGAAGAAACTTCGGCTTCTTGTGACCGGCACGGCCATAAACCACGACGTTTATATCCAGAACTTCACCGTTACCCATGAATACTTCGACCGGGCAGAATACAGCATTTCCTTTGTGCAAGCAAAGGACATTCTGATTAAAACCACGGACGAGGCAGACGGGAAAACGGATGGCGGAAGCCTGGACGAGCGCCCGGCAAGCGCAGCGGCCGCAGCTTCCACACAGGCGACCGGCAAAACCTACACTGTGAAGCCTGGGGACACGCTGTGGTCCATTTCCAAGAAGTACCTTGGCAACGGTTCGCGGTATTCGGAGATCTACAACTCCAACAAGGCCGTAATCGGGAGCAACCCGAATTTGATTAAGCCGGGCCAGGTTTTGACCATTCCGGGGTGAGGAGGACCGCATGATCGACGTTTCCAAGGTAGCATACAATGTTTATGCGGTCCTGCAAGACGGCACCCGGCTGAACGTGACCCCAGCAGTCATGGATCTGGGCTGGGAGGAAGGAGAGAGCGAGTTGAGTTCCCGTTTTTCGTTCACTGTTGCAAACGTGGACTATAACGGGAGCCCGCTTTCTTCGACCATAAAGCCGAACACCGCCATTGTGGTAACGGCATCGGCCGGAGGCGATGAACAGGAAGTTGCCAGCGGGAAAGTGATCGAGTGGAACCCGCAGGACGGGGCCGCCGTGAAGGACTTTTCCGTGGTGTGCTACGACGACCTTTACAACCTCCAAAAGAGCCAGGACGACCGCTATATCAAGGCTGGAACCGGCACGAAATCCGCCCTGAACGCCATCTTTTCCGATTGGGGAATCCCGGCCGGAGAATACAAGGGCCCGGACAAGCCCCACGCAAAAACGCTTTTCAAAGCGGAATATCTGGGGGACATTATAACGGAGCTTCTGGACGATGCCGAAAAGCACGGCGCGGACAACTACGTTATAAGAATGAGCGGTGGCAAGGTGAACGTTCTGCCCATCAACGCCAACGAAACAGTTTACCACTTTGACGAGGACGACAACCTGACGACGAGCGGAGACAAGATCAGCACGGCCGACCTTGTGACCCGCGTTAAGGTGATAGGCCTTGAAAAGAAGACCCAGAAGCGGTCTGTGGAAGCCACCCTGGACGGGAAAACGGAGTACGGCATCCGGCAGCGGATCTATACCCGCAGTTCGGACGATACGGCCGCGCAGGCCAAGTCCGCCGCACAGAAGACCCTTGACGAAAAGGGAGAACCTACACGGAAAACCACCCTGAAAGGCGCAGATCTTCCGTTCATCCGCAAGGGCGACAAAATCCGGGCTGCGGCCAGGACCGTGAACGGCTTTTGCACTGTGCTGGGAGTGCAGCACGATGCCGCAAACCGCACAATGACCATGACCGTTAAGGTTTTGGACGAAGACCCGGCCGGGAACAAGAAGGACTCTGACGAGTACAAGGTGGGCGATATTGTGAACTTTGCCGGTGGCAGCCATTACAAGGCTTCCACCGATACAAAGGCCGCAAGCACTAACCTTTCGCCCGGCAAGGCTAAAATAACCATCATAAAGAAAGGTGCAAAACACCCGTACCATCTGATCTATCAGAACTGGGCCGAAACGCACGTTTACGGCTGGGTGGATGAAGGTACCTTTTCAAAATAACGGAAGGAGGAAACAGTGAACCCGAGTTCTGGCAACAAGGGTGTGAACCACCTGGCCCAGGTTTTGGCCGGTCAGAGCAAAAAGGACCATGACCGAAATTCCGCTCTTGTCCTTGATTTTGGCGAGATCATGGATGATTACAGCCTCCAAACGAACACCTTTTCCATTCCGATTCCGGTAGAAGATTACCACGTCTGCCGTCAGCTGACCCTTGGCAAAACCGGGGACATTCTGGCGAAGACCCAGGCCGTTGGCTCTCCGGGCAGCGGAGAGCATGAACACAATGTTGTTTCAAAGTTAAAGGATTCTCTCGGAAAGCCTTGCACCGGATCGATTGGCGTGGCAGCCAGTGCTCAACCAGACCCGCCAGACCCGCCGCAGAGCAACGCGGGAAGCGGAGGACCGGAGGGCGCCCACCAGCACCACGTTTTGATTCCCGAGAAAATGCGCCGCCTGAAACCCGGGGACCGTGTTCTGGTGGCCTGGGTGCAGTCGGAGGCCGTTGTGGTGGATATTATCTGCCCGGCGGAGGACCTGAAAAAATAACCAGACGAAAGGAAGGACTTTCCCATGGCTGAAAAGCAGCTTTACCCCGTTTTTGAAGTCCCCGACTTCGTCACAAAGAAGAACGAGGAGAGCCGGAAGCAGCAATATAAACCCTCTGTTTATTTTGACTACGCGACCGGCGATTTTCGCCTTGACGGCGCCGGACGCATGGCAGGAGCCAGCGGCCGCGAAGCCTATATGCAGTGGTGCATGAAAACCGTTATGACGGAGCGGGACGCCTTTCTGGCGTATTCGACCAAGTACGGCGCAGAGCTTGAAATCTCGCTTGCACAGAGCGACCACGCCAGCGTGGAAGCTAGTCTGGAACGGACTATTATTGAGGCCATCATGGCAAACCCCAAAACAGAGTATTGCCGCGACTTCACGTTTACATGGAACGGGCCGGACAGCTGCGATTGTGCATTTAACATAAAGGGCCGCGGCTATGACGAGATCCAGACCGTCAACCTGAACTTTTCAAAGTAAGGAGGTGAGAGCATGGCCACAATTCCGGCATTTTCTCCGCCTGACTGGCTGAAAACCGAAACGGCAGAGCAGATCCAGGCGCGCATGATGGAAAGCCTCCCGCCCGACATTGACGACACCGAAGGCGGTTTCCCTTGGGACTTTACCTATCCGACAGCGCTTGAAAAGGACGAACTTCTGAATTTCCACCTTGTGGAAACCTTGAAGCTGATGTTTCCGGCGTGGTCCTATGGTGCATACCTTGACGGCCACGCCAGGGCTGACGGCCTTTCCAGACGCCCGGCGAACGCTGCGGCCGGTATCGTTACCTTCACCGGTACGCCTGGCACACAGATCCCGGAGGGGACTGTGGTCTGTGTGCCTTCTTGCGGCGGAGTGCCCGCCATTGAATACGCCACGGATTCCGCGGCCTACATTGGCGAGGCGACCGACGGGGAGGACGGCACCGTTGACGTTGCTGTAACGGCCGTAGAGCCCGGCCCCACCGGCAACGTGGGCGCGGGAGTCATTACAATTATGATGGACCCGATTGCAGGCGTTACCCTTGTGAACAACGCCGACAAGATCACCGGCGGCGCAGAGGAGGAAGACGACGAATCCCTCCGCCTGCGCATTGCGGAGTATGACGAAACTTCGGGCGAATCCTTTGTGGGCTGCGACGCGGACTATATCCGCTGGGCCAAAGAGGTTTCCGGCGTGGGCACGGTACTGGTTGATGCCCAGTATGAAAAGACGCATCCCAACTGGGTGCGCCTTATTATTCTGGATTCTTCCGGCGAGCCCGCCAACGGCTCTATTATCCAAAACGTGTATGACCACATTATGAGGGATGACAACCGGATTGAACGCAAGGCACCTGTGGGCGCAATCCTTCTGGTGCAGGCCCCCGAGGGCGAAGTGGTGAACATTTCCGTCGAGGGTTTGCAGCTGGACGGCGCCAAGACCGCAACGGAGGTGGAAGAAACCTTCCGTTCTGCGCTGATTGAGTATTACATCACCGCCAAGGCTGACAGCCTGGTGAAGTATAACGAGATCCACGCGGCACTGACCCGCACCGAGGGCGTGAAGAACTTCTCCAAGGTCCTTGTAAACGGCGACGTGAAAGACATTCCGCTGGACCCGGCAGACTACCCCTGCACCGGTGAAATCTACGGCATCAAGGACACGGAGGCGACCAGCGAATGAGCACCCGGAAGAACTTCGACCTTGAAAAATTCCCCGAAAACCGCGTTTCCCAGCGCATGATCTCCCGCGTTTCGCCTATCTATGAGCGGTCCTATGTGGCGAAGTGGCTTTATGAGGTCATGGGCCAGGAGGTGGACGACGCGGAGATCCGCTTCTCGGAACTGCGGGAGCAGGCAAACCCGGAAACGGCAACTTGGGCCCTGCGCTACTGGGAGCAGCGTTACGGCATCGAGGTGGACGAGAGCCGGAGCCTGGCAGCCCGCCGGGCGGACATAATCGCCCGCCGCGGCGCCCGTGCTCCGATGAACCCGGAACGTTTCAAAAGGATTCTTGAAGCAACAACGCAATGTGACGTGGAAATTAGAGAGTATATCGCACCGTATACTTTTGGCGTTTATCTGAAAGCAGATGATGCGGAGGAAGTAAATGTTCTTCGCATTGTAAAGCAGATAAAGAAAATTAAACCGTCGCATTTGACATATCGCCTATCTCTGCTGTATCAGCCGAAAACGAAGCTCGCGTATATTTCCGGGAAATTATACAATGTTAATGCATCCTGCACCATCCGGCTGCCGGGTGTGATTCAGCCGCGAGCTGTTGGCGCTACGGCATACACCGCCGGAGCTGCTGCATCGGCAAGGATGATGGCGGAAGTTAAGCTCCCCGGAATCATTGCCCCGAAATCCGTTTCCGCGCAAGCCTATGCCGCAGGCAGGCTTGCACACACACATGAAACCGTAACCATTACGATTGGAGGACAGACAACGTGAGTTGGGAAAAATCCAGTTACACGAAAGCCGGTGCCGCCCTGCTGTCGGAATCTCTCTCCGGCGGCGCACTGACCATTACCCGCGCCGCGAGCGGCACCGGCTCTGTTGACACCGACCTGTCGGCAGAAACCGCAGTCAGCGGAGACACACACGAACTGTCCTTGCTGGGCATTGAAACCGTCACGGACGACGGCAAAACCGCCCGCAAGGTCAGCATTCAGGCCACCGGTGCAGCAGATACCTACGTTATGCACCAGATCGGCGTTTTCGGTGTCTTGAACGATGGCGCAGAAACGCTCCTGTTTATCATGCAGGATGAACGCGGCATTGAAGTCCCTGCCGCAAGCACGAACTCCGAGTTTTCGTTTGAAATCGCCGTCCTGCTGGCTGTTTCGGCAGAAGCCAACATGTCCATCGCCGTTGACCCTCAGGTGCAGGCGTTGATGAAGCTGGTCAAGGCCGAAATTGAGAAGCACAACGCCGCCGCTGATGCCCATGCGGCGACTATCACGGCAGCGGTCAGCGCAGCCGTGAAGAACCTGTCTGAATCCGGGGAAATCCTGAACGAAGAACAGGTAAAGGCTCTTATCAAGGAGCAGGTGGACGGCGGCGCAGGCGGCGGCTACTATGGCTCCTACAAACTCACCCTTGCAGCTGACGAGTGGAAGCCCGCCCGCAGCGAGGATGATTACGAAAATGCCGGTGGTATGGATTACTACCAGTGTATCTATGATGCAGAACTGTCGGACAGCACCAGCGAGCTTGTACCCGTTGGCGTTGTATCTCCCGGCAGCTTCTATACTACGACCAAAGCGGGTGTCCTGAACGGGTGCGAAACGCATGATGGTTTCATCAGATTTTTCGCTCAGCGCATCCCGGAAGCAGACATTCAGGCGACCGTAACCCTGTTCGGGAAAGGAGATGGTTCGAGTGAAACCGGTAGCGTAAGCATCGGTCAGGGTTTGAAGCGCGACGCAAGCGGCGCTATTGCCGTCCGCATCGGCGAAGGTCTTGACTTCGACAGCGCAAACGCGCTGACCGTCCGCAAAGAAACCGTTATGACGAGTGAAGGCCTGCTCGACGAGGAAGAAACGCAGCAGGAAATCGTTGATATGCTGAAATAATTTTTAGGAGGACACTATTATGTCTAAGCAGATTTCTACCAAGACCACCATCCGCAACCTGACCGCCGAGATCAAGAAGACTTTCGTCAAGAAGGACGCCTTTACCCCTGTGCAGACCGCAGCCAACGCTGCTATCAAGTCTCTTGGCGTTGACGGCAACACCGTGAACTTCTACACCTCTACCGACAAGAGCGGCACTGCTGCTTTCTCCGTTGACTTCCCCTCTGAGCTGTTCCTCGACCAGACCAAGACCACCTTCGTGGCCAAGTTCAAGTTCGATGCTGCGACCTACCCCGGCGCTACCGACCCCAAGCTGGACGGCAAGCCCGTCATGGTGCTGGCCGTCAAGGGCGAGAATCCTGACTCCTGCACCTACTCTTTCCTGAGCATGGCTGCGCTGGTGGATACCTACAAGGCTAAGGCCGTCGGCAAGGATGCTTCCACCACCGTTACCATCGCTGGCTATGAGGTGGATGTCAAGGTCAATGTTTCCGCTGCTGCGGGCAACGCTCTGACCCTGAAGGACGACGGTCTGTATGTTCCCACCCCTGAGGAAGTGGACATTTCCGGCAAGGCCGATAAGGTCACTGGTGCTACCACCGGCAACCTCGCTGCGCTGGACGGCGAGGGCAACCTGACCGACAGCGGCAAGAAGCCTGCCGACTTTGTGGCCGCCGAGGCTGGCAAGCGCCTGATGACCGATGCCGAGGGCGAAAAGCTGGCCGGTGTCTCTGAGGGCGCAACCAAGACTGCCGCCAGCTCCACCAACGGCAATGTGAACATCGACGGCAAGGAAGTCATCGTGTACACCGAGCCGGAGAATGTTCTGCACGACGAGGACGTGGAGGACTTCTCCGCAGAGGAAATCGCCGCTCTGCTGGCTGACGCTGACTAAGACATGAGGAGGTAAGCTCTATGGCAAAAGCGAAGGTCAAAACGCTTTTGGGCACAGGGCTTGCCGCGCTTTGCAGCCACATCAAGCAGTGCAACACCGCAATCGGAGACCTTTCCGAAGCAACGGCAAACGGATTCGAGGAAACCGATGACATCCTGCACGAAAAGCAGGACGTCACGGCTGCGGTGTCTTTTACGATTCCGGTCGATGGCTGGGGCGAGGATGATTCCTCCCCCGGCTATTTTTATTGTGACATCCCTATTGCGGGCCTGTTGGCTACCGACATTGTGGATGTTACGGTACTGCCGGAATTTTACGATGTGGCGGGTGCGGTGGGCTTTATTGCGACCGAAAGCCTCGAAGGAAAGCTGCGGCTGAGGGCCGCCAAAGCTCCGACCGAGAAAATTTCTGCACAGTATCACATTACAAGCACCGTGAAATACACGGATGCACAGGAAGGGGGAACCTAAATGGCATACGGTTCTTTTAACGCAGGCCCCGGCAAGGCGCCGGATGAAGATGTTGTCCGCACTAACCAGATCGGCGTGCCGGGCGGCATTGCCACGCTGGATGCTGACGGCCATTTGACCGAATCGCAGCGCCCGACGGTGGACGCATACACCAAGGCTCAGACCGACCAGAAAATCAGCTCTGCCGTCGATGCCCACAACTCTGCAGAGAATGCACACGGCGACATCCGCGCCAGCGTGGCCGCGATGAACGCCAGCATTAAGGCAATCGAGTTGAAGTTCGGCACGAACGTCACCAAGAACCCTTTTTCTGCCACGTTCGGCAGCCTTGACGGTCTGACCGTCACCGGCGTGTGGAACGCAGAACAGGCGAGGGTGGAGTTCTGATGGCTGAAACATTCAAGGTCGGCGCGAATGCGCGGGAGCTGTTGCACTACACTCAGAGGGCAACCCGCATCGTCACCGATGACATCAGCCGGAGCGATGCCCGGAAGATCATCCAGAAAGTCGCAGCGCTCGAAGATGTGCGCGACATCCAGAAGGTGTGTGGCACTGCCGTCCATGCACTCGACACGCGGGACAGGGAGGGCTTTTCCAAAAGCACTTTCCGGCTGTACGGCGAGGGCATCCGGCTGACCGCCCGGCAAATCCTGCTGGATGCACACGCGGCGAACAACGTGAATTTCCAGACCGACTACGACAGGCGCGTTGAGAAGATCGGCGCGGTCGTGGACGGCTGCTCTCTACTGCTGGAATACCTGACCATCTGCACGGAGGAAGGTATCATCAGTGCGAAGAAAGCCGGTATCTGGACAAAGAAGGTCACGGACGTAAAATACCCGGCGATGAAGTGGCTCACGTCGGAACGCGGACGTGCCGAAAAACTCCGGGCAGAAGCGGAACGGAAACGGCTGACCGAACAGGCTGCCGCCCTGAAAGCTGTCCTTTACCCGGAACCGTAAACGCACAGCGGGCAACCGCTTTGCATAAAGGGTGCGGTTTGTTTGTCTGACGCTGCCATTTGGTGGCTGCGCTCTCCGAACACCAACAATAACAACAACGTCTGGAACGTCAACACCGATGGCTCCAACAACAACAACTGGTACAACAACTCCTATGGTGTTCGCCCCGCTCTGATGGAACCGTGTGACGAGTAGGCATAAGCTGAAAGCAGTGCGCCCATCAAAGGAAACCGCATCCTGTCGCTTGCCGATGCAGGCAAGTGATAAATACATCCCGCTGAGGTGGGCCATCCCTGCCGGATGCAGCCCACTACCGCAACGCGAACCAGCGGAGGGTAATTTTGACATACGAAGAACTGTGCAGCTTTGAGGTGCTTTACAAAGCCTACCTTGAAGCCCGGAAGGGAAAGCGAAGTAAAAGCAAAACAATCGAGTACGAGGCGCAGGCGCTGGCCTGCACGGAAAAGCTGTCCCGCAAGCTGGCTGTGCGTGATGTGCGCCAGCCGGGCGGCGACATCCGGCAGCAGATACGCTATGTGCCAAGTAAGTTTGAGGTTTTCGCAGTATACGAACCAAAGAAACGGATGGTACATGCACCCGCTTTTGTCGATAAAGTGGTTTTGCACGCGCTGGTGGATAATGTTCTGCACGACGTCCTTACAAAGAGCTTCATCCGGGACAGCCACGCCAGCCAGAAAGGCAAGGGGACTGATGATGGCCTGATGCGCCTGAAAACTCACATGGTGGACTATTACCGCCGTGAGGGCCACGGCGCGGACGGCTGGGTGCTGAAAGGCGATGTGCGGCATTTCTTTGCCAGCATCGACCACCGGAAGTTAAAACACAAGCTCAAGGCCGTGCTGGACAAGCGCGGCGTTGACCCGCGTGTCTATGAGCTGCTTTGCATCTACATCGACGTGATGGAGGACGGCTTGCCGCTGGGCTACCAGACGAGCCAGCTTTTCGCCCTCATGTTTTTGGACGAGTTCGACCACATCATCAAAGAAAAGTACCGCATCAAATACTATGGCCGATACATGGACGATTTCTATATCATCTGTTCGGACAAGCGGAAATTGCAGTACATTCTCCGGGATGTGCGGGCGCTTATGGACAGTTACGGCCTTGAACTGAACCAGAAAACCGCCATTTTCCCGCTGCGGAACGGTATTGATTTTCTGGGATTCCATAGCTACCTGACCGACACCGGCGCGGTCATCCAAAAGCTGCGCCGGGATAGCTCCAAGCGGATGAAGAACAAGATCAGATATTGGGAGACGGCATACCCCGCAGGCGAAGTGACCAAGCAGGAAATCCTGCGGAGCTTTGATGCGTGGGATGCCCATGCCGCCCATGGTGATACTTACTCTTTACGCCGCAAGTACGCTGACCGGCTCGAAAAATTGCTTGACTGTAAAATCCCTATCCATCGAAAAATCAACTCGAACAAACTTGCGCGTGACAGACGGCGGGCGAGGCAATGCCGCTGCATCTACAAGAAGCAGCACAAAGCCCTGTCCCTCTCTGTATCGCAGAACACGCGGCCCGCGGAGATCATGCCGTGGGCCTGAACGAAAACAAGGAGGTAACAATGGCAAACGTAAAACTGGGCACGAAAGCCGTTGGCAGCATTGTCAAAATCAAAGTCAACGGCGCGTCCAAAGATTTTATTGTTGTGCAGCAGGGCAACCCGAACACCAGCACCTATGATTCGAGTTGTAATGGAACGTGGCTGCTGATGAAGGACATCTACACCACGTCCACGTTCGGCAACAATAACTCCTACAAGGATTCCAGCATCCACACATACCTGAACGGAACGTTCTACAACCTCATCGACAGCAACATCCGGGCGGCTATTAAGCAGGTGAAAATCCCGTACCAGAACGGCACTGGTTCCGGCGGCAGCCTTGCCACCGGCTCCAACGGCCTGAGCACCAAAGTGTTCCTGCTGTCTGGTTATGAGGTTGGTTGGACGACCAGCGACAACGGCTATTTCCCGAAGGACGGTGTGAGGCTGGCATACTTTGGCAACAGCTCCAGCGGTAACAGCAAGCGTATTGCATACAATGGCAGCTCCGCTGCCGTTTGGTGGCTGCGCTCTCCGTACGCCGACAGTAGCGACTTCGTCTGGTTCGTCTACACCGATGGCTCCTACTACAGCAGCTGGTACAACTTCTCCTGTGGTGTTCGCCCCGCTTTCATTCTTCCCTCTACACTCGTGGTCTCTGACGATGGCACGGTCAGTGTCAACACTGCACCTACCGTCAGCACGGACGGCGCAGCTCTTGGCGAGAAGAACACGGCCTTTGCATGGAAGTATACCGTCACCGATGCCGACGGCGACACTCTGACCGTCACCGAAAAGCTGGACGGTAAGGCCACCAAGACCCGCACCGGCGTTGCCAGCGGCACGACCATGACCTTTGAGCAGGCCGCCGATGCCGCAGGGTTCCAGCGCGTCCTGAATGGCCGCCACACCCTGACGGTTGAGGTGAGCGACGGCAAGGAGACCACCAGCGCGTCCGCAACCTTCACCAAGGCCGTCCACGCCGCAAGCGTGACGCTGGCTGAACCGTTGGCCGTTGAGGGCGACATTACCGTTGCCGTGCTTCAGGTGACCGGCTCCATCCCCGATGATGCGAAGTTCAAAGCCGAAGTGACCAACAACGCACTCGACAGCTCCCCGGTCTGGCAGGATGCCACGACCGAGGTAAAAAAAGGCGTGAACATCGTCTTTGAGAATAAGACCGCCACCAACGGCGCGGCGTTTAACTTCCGCGTCAGCGTGGAGCGCGGCGAATCCGGCGAGGGCGGCTACATCGAAGCCGTCTCCGGCGCATTCCAGTAAGGAGGACAGTCACCATGATTCAGTGGAAAAAGGACAATCTGCCCACGATGGCAGAGAAGTTGGCCGAAGCCAAGAAGCAGGCTGAGAAAGACGGCCTGCCTGACCGCGTGGCCGAGGTCGAGGACGCAATGTGCGAACAGGACGCAGCCAACGAGAAGCGTTTGGCCGACATCGAAACCGCGCTGTGTGAGCTGGACGCAGCGCTGAATAAGGAATAAGGAGGTATCACCATGAACATTATCTGGGCAAACCGTTTGGTTGCAGGCACTAAGACTTGGGCTGAGATGCCCGCATCCCGCCGCGTTGGCGTGAAGAAAGTCCTGGCCGAGCGCGTAAACAAGGGCGAGATCACCGCCGATGATTACAAGAACATCACGGGCGAAGACTATACGGCCTAAAATTTCGGAGGGCGGCGTGATTTGAGTAATTTACAGATTATCGAAGCCTTAACCGACATTGTGAGCAAGCAGAGCGAGATCATCCGCATCCAGGCGGACGCCTTGGCGCAGGTTGGCGCGGTATGCGCAGAAGAACAGATTGTCAGTGTGGACAGTCAGATCGGCCAGCTTTTGGGCGCGGACGAGCTCCCGTTTCCGCTTTGATGGAAGCAGCAGGAAAGGAGGTGGTAGCCTATGATTGCCGCTTTCTTATAGTGGCGCAAAGTGCAGAAAGAAGGGAACATGAGCACCCAAGACTTACTTGCAGCAGCCGGACTTGTGGCCGCCGGGCTTATGGCAGCCACAAGAATTTTTCAGATTAAAAAAATCGAAATCAACCCATGGAAGACCATCGTGCGGGCCATCGGCCGCGCCCTGACTGCGGAGCTTTCCGAGAAAATGGAGGCCGCGCAAAAAAGCCAGGACCAGAAGTGGGAGGAACTCAAGCACTACCAGGAGGAAACCCGGCGCCTCCTGGACGACCACGTCCGCACAGACGACGAGCGCAACGCGGACCTTTTGCGGAGCCGGATTCTTCGGTTTAACAATGAGCTTGTCCGCGGCATCGAGCACACCCAAGAGGACTTCGACGAGATTTTATGCATCATTGACGATTACAGAACGTATTGCAAGTCGCACGAGGAGTATAAAAACAACAAGTGCACCCATGCTATTGCGAATATTGAGCGTTGCTATGATGAACGCCTGGAAAAGCACGACTTTCTTTAAGGAGGACTCGAAATGATTTATAAGTACCTGGACGCCAGCCGCTACCAGGGGAAAATCGACTGGGACGCGGTGAAGCGCAGCGGGAAAATTGACGGTGCCATCCTGAAAACGGTTTCCACCAACAAGAGCTTCGGCGGCGTCTACATTGACCCCCAGTTTGAGCGCAACTATTCGGAATGCACCCGCCTGGGCATCCCTGTGGGCGCCTATTACTACACCTACGCCCAGAATGAGGCAGCCCGGGCCGTGGAGCTTGTGAAGGTGCGCCAGGCATTGACCGGCAAGACCTTCCAACTCCCCGTTGCCGTCGATGTGGAGGACAACAAGCTGAAACCCATCCCGGCCAAGGAGCTTTCCGCCCTGGTGGCTGGCGCCGCCAAGCAGATCGAGGACTGGGGACTGTATGCCATGGTGTACACATACACCAGCTACGCAAACACGGAGCTTGACATGGACGCCCTGAAAGCCTTTGACCTGTGGATCGCAGACTACCGCGGCAAGCGCCCCACCCGCAAGCATGGCATCTGGCAGTATACCAGCGAGGGCACCATCCCCGGCATTACCGGCAACGTGGACCTGAACCACGCCTATAAGAACTACCCGGCCATCATCCAGAGGGCCGGGCTTTCTGTTATCCGCTAAATTTGAAAGGAGTACACCATGAAAGAGATTTTGACCCAGCTTCTTTTCGCCTCCCTGACCATCTGCTCCCCTCTTGTGACCGCTTACATCCACAAGGCCGCTGCTGCCATTGACGCCTCCACGGCCGAGAAGGTGAAGAACGAAACCATCCAGCGCGTATGCCGCGAGATCACCGACGCCGTGGCAAACGCTGTGGCAGCCATGAACCAGACCTATGTAAACGACCTGAAAGCGTCCGGCTCTTTCGACAAGGACGCCCAGGCCAAGGCTCTGAACGGTGCCATTTCCGCAGCAATTAAGAGTTTGAGCAAGGACGCGCTGGACTACATCAAGGAAATTTCCGGCGACGATACCGTGGGTTATCTGACTACCCGCATCCAGGCCCAGATTGACCTTAACAAGGCGGCCAAGGCTGCGCAGCAGTAATACCCGCATGAACCACACCTAAAAGCACACGAAAGCCCCACTTCTGGCAGTACGCTGGAAGTGGGGCTTTTTCTTTTTGCCTAAAAATAATCTAAAAGCGCAAAATTCCCTCTTGACTTATAAACCGATGCGGTTTATAATAAAGGCGTAGAGAACAGCAACACACAACAACAGGAGGGCAAAACCATGAACGCACTTTCCATTAACATTCCGGCCAACTTCATTGCAAGCTGCGAAAGCACCTTGAAGCGGTACAACGCAGCCAAGACCGACGCAGAGCGCCGGGCCGTTCTGGACCGCCAGACGGTGCAGGGCCTTTGGTGGGCGATTGGCTTTGTCAGCAAGATTCCTGCCGCTTGCATGAGCGAAAAGGAACTGAACCACGCAATCCGGCTCACCCGTTTCCGCGGGGCTGTGTGCCCGGTATTCCAGGCATGAGAGGGGAGGACACAACCATGATGCTGAACATGACAGAGGCCGATTATGAGAGCTGGCGCGATGACCTCCGCTGCGGCGGCCGGGAGGAATACGACAACCAATACACAGCGGCTTCCCTCTATGCGGGAGGCTGGCGGGCAGATGCCCTTCCCGACCTGATCGAACAGTTCAACCTGACCGGCGACGAGGCCGAAAGGATTTACAATGAGCTGCTCGAAATCGAGCAGAAGACCAAAGGCAAGGAGGAATAAGCCATGAAAACCAGTACCTTCAACCGCATTTTTGAGAATGCCCGTTCCGTGAACATCCAGAGCAACGAGTGGTTCAATTATGCAGGGTTCTTCTGGATGCAGTGCACCGAAAAGCAGCTGGCAAAAATGCGGATGCTGCTTAAAGCGCAGGGCTGCAAGACGACCGTGAAGAACGGCGAAGAATGGTACATCCTGAACAGCGGGACGCTGATTAAGGTACACTAAGGAGGTCGGCACGATGATCTACACCATGGAAAGGCGGCACTACTTCGGCAGCGGCTCGATGGAATCACGTTGGGAAGTGCACGAGTATTCGCACCGATGTCAGAGCGGCGACCTCCCGGAAGGCAAGCTGGTTTACAGCTGCAAGGCAAAGAAAGAGGCTTCCGCATATTGTAAGGCCAACGGCATTGAGCCGCAGCCGCGATTTATTGCACCAGAGGAGGACTGACCCATGAAGAACGTTATTTTTACCTACGACACCATCCAGAACGGCGAGCGCGGCGAGGCCTGCGCAACAATCTTGGTAGATGATGCCCAGGCCTGGGCACTTCAAGCCGCTTTCAGCGGCAAGGACCACACCAAGGCCGGTTATTTCCTGCGAGAACGCGGAATCGGCTTTTGTTGGAGCTGCGAGCACCTCCGCGGCCGTGGGTATGTTGAGAACAGCATCAAGAGCGTGAAAGTTGAGGAGGCGTAAACGATGAAGCGTTACCAGATTGTTTATAGCAAAGGCGGCTTCCCGCTCCACATTTGGAGATCCACCGAAGAAGAGGCCCGCGGCGTTGCTACCGGCTTCCGCGCGGCTGGTTATTCCGTAGACGTGTGGGAGCATACGGAGGAGGGCGCACGAAAAACCGACATTTAACCCGCCTGATGATGGCCCGAGGAAAAGGTCGAAACCACCCGGCAGCCAGCCGGGCAAGGTCGCGGGAACCATACCGCAGAGAGGAGCGCAGAGCATGGACAAGATTAAATTTTTCAACCAGCAGTTGAACGGCCAGATCGTTATGTCGGAACTTGAAGCGGAGCACCTGGCCGATTCAATCCGGCTGCTTTCTGCTGGCGAGGACCCGACGACCTGGGCCGAAGAGGTGGCCATTCACGCTGCCACGCTGGCCCAGGTGACAGCCAGCCTCACCGCGCTGCGGAAGGTGGCGCACGATTCGGAAATTTTGATGGAGCGGGAGGAAAAGGCATGAGCGAAAAAACGATTTACAAGACCCTGGCGCCTTTCTTCGATGCCGTGGACGGCACCGAAGAAAAGGCCTTGAAGTTCACGGCCCCGGGCTATATGGATCTGTGCATCGAGGCCCTGGGCTACAATGACCACGAGGGCCGCCCGGTGTATTCCGTGGCCCACTATGGGGAGCAGAACGGCGACCTTATGCGGGACCCGGATGTGACCATGGGCGTTGACCGGGAAGCCGGTACCGTGGAGCCGCTTACATACCAGAACGACTACATCGGCCGCTATTGGGAAGTTTACAAAGACTATGTGGACGGGAAGCCAACGAAATATTACCCGGCCATGAAAAAGGACCTTTCCGCCATGGTGACAGCCTGGGCGAAGAACATAAAGGCCCAGGGTTTCAACCCTGCGGTTCATGCGTAA